CCACTAGACACAACTCAAATGGTCAACTATCACTTGAGTCACATGAGCCCGCATAATATGGAAAATACAGTAGATTTAATAGTAAGTGCAATGGAGCATCAATGTTCCATGATTGCGTTAAACGTGCGCAACTATTTTGAATCACAGCTCTTTCGTTGAGGAACAGATGTTTCAATTATCTTTACTTTTTCAATATACGTATTTTTTAATGCGCTCAACATTTTGTCACTAATTCCTTCTTTGATTCCGTCCAGTTGTGTTCTCCCTTTTTCAATCAACATGAGATTAAGGCAAAACAGCTCCGTCAAAATATCTATATCCATGTCATCAAAAGCAATAAATTCATTCATAGCAATGGCAGATGTAATGGGTTTTGTATTTAATTTTTTCGTCAAATAGTTGAATCCTGCTGCTGCGTTTGTCTTGAATTCGTTGTATTCCTCCATGTTTGATGCATAGAACACATCAAATGGTTTTGTTTCAATTTTATATGACATATTGAAACGCATATTTCTCCAAAAAGTTCATGCGAATTGTAAACCCACTTTCAATCATTTTTTTCACACGTGGTTGCATAAGTTTTGCTTCCAATTCGTCTATTTCTTTTGCGTCTTTGCACAAGAATACGTGCATGTCGCGCCCGTAAAAGCTGTACAAACCGTCATAGTCTTTGAACATTTTCATAAGACGTTTGTGTGGCAAAATTAATTTGGGTATTCCCACGTAAAGTCCCGGTGTGCGCGACACGAAGCCGTGTAAAATAAGCTGACCACTTTTGTCCACGGAGCTTCCACGAATCACCTTGTACTCGCCATTTTCACACACGTAATCTTCCAATAGCCCATGACTTTGCATGCTATTTTTGTCAAAGTATCCTAGCGCATCTTCCAGCACCTTTTTCCGCATGCATGCCACCTTTTTCACACGCGCATAGTAGGTTCCTCCACCACTACCACAAGCCTTGATGTGTTTCACCGCATCTTGAAACAAGGAGCCATGTTTTGTGGGAATACAATAATTATTTAGCAACGTAAAATCAATATACTTTGTCTTATCAAACAATGAAAACGTGATTTCGGCTCCGGCTCCACCTATGCCCATGTCCATGCCCATGTCCATGCCCATGCCCATACCTTCAACCTTTTGCACCATCACGTAGCACACTGGCGTTTGACATTCGTACCCAAACAGCGCATTGGCTTCCACACAATCAAATACTCGCAAAAAGCACAACTTGTGTTTGCGCACAAACAAGTCATAAATCTTGGCCTTGTCTTCTTTCAACCAAATGCACGGAATGATTGCGTAAAAGTAGCCATGATTCGCCAAAATATGTTTAAATATGTAATGAATCATTTTCGGCCATATGGTTTCGGGTTTGGTGGGGCACATGTGCTTTTTGTGCACCATCCCTGGTACAAAACACTTGCCTCCGTTGTGAAAAGGCAAGTTTCCCCACACCAACTCAGCGGAGCATGCGCTAACGTCAAATAAGTTTTGGATGAGCACGCAATCACCTTTCGCACGGTTTGCCACCAATTCCTTCAATACAGGTTCATGTTGATGGTTGATTTCATTCATGGTATATGCGCCGTGTGTGTACAAAGACGTTGATGACAATGTTTGATAAAACGACCCGCACCCTGCTCCTGGTTCAAAGATGTGCTCTATGGAATCAAAAAAGGTGTTCCCCATGTTCAACAAAGCATCTTGTATCATTTGTTGCACCAACGAACTTGGCGTAAACACTTCGCCATATTTGTCTTTGTTGGTCTTCATGGAAAAGAAGGACAAAATAACTTTTGTGGTTAAATGTATTGAAATGAATACCATTTAGCCGATTTCAAATTTTATGTAAAAATACAAAAAAATTGAAACAAATATTGCTTCGCGAAAAATATAAAATCATAAAACCCCTACAAAAGTATTTGATCACGTTTCACGTCATTTCCACGTCATTTTCACGTCATTTTCACGTCATTTTCACGTTTCTTTTTTTGTGTTTTCCGAGACGACTTTTTGCGTGATAATTGTTGTTGCTGCCACCGTTTCTTATTACCCAGCAACAAATTCGTGACCCGTTGTCCAATGATGTTTTGCGTATTATTGTTTTTTTTAATCTTTAAACGCTTCAACAACTTTTCATGTTTGTTGTATTCTAGATTTCTAGGTTGCATAACGCCGTGTTTATGAGTCATGTTTTTCCGCTTGTCGTTTCGGGGAACGCAATAGTAGCCACAAAAGTCCTTGTAGTTCAGCGTGCCACCGTAATCCCGCGCCGCCCACTGGGGATCCAAAATCAAATTGCGGTCAGAGTCATATCTAGTGGATGGTTTGTACCCTGGTTTATGCGTCCACACGCCTTCGTTATTGAGCCGATAATAGTGGTAATCGCGTCCTGGAGCAACCACCATGGCCCCTTTGTAAAAGCGCGGATCGCATTTCTTTTTCGCATTTTTGACCTTGTAAATAAGCGGATTGTCTGCCAAGGTTCGCTTTTCTATTTCCGGACAATTGTAGTCTTTCTTCGATAGCTGCTTGAACCCTGATAAATACCCCGGCTGAGCCCGCCGACACATGTTATAATGTTTGAAATCTTTTTTACACAATTCCATTGCCTCTTTGCTTTTCAAATTCAGAAAGTAGGTGTAACAATTGTGACTTTCACGTAAAAAAAGATTATGATTATACGTCTCATCATCGGCAGACAACGGCGACTTGTCGTGACTATGCGCCCGCCGCACATGATTGTCATTCATGGTAAACATATAGTTATTTGAAGTGGGATTATTTTTGTCTCCACCTTTTCTCTTTTGGGTTTTGGTTTTGATTTTAATTTTATGAGTCGTCATTGGCTCCTTATATAAATGAGAGAAATTAACACAGGCCTTGAAAGATCATCTTTTTAAAATCATTGTATTTCTTTTCAAAACCATCTTCATACAAATACATACCACATTCAATTAGGTCAAACGCAAGTAGACCTTCATCGTTTTGTAAACGCAGTTGGTTGTATAGCGCAATTAGTTTTCTTTGTATCAATTCAAAGATGCTTTTCATGGTCACTTGATTCATTTTATCCCACGACTGTTTATCATGATTCCACATGTATATGGTGTTTTTCTGAAACGGAAACGCATAAAGTACGCATATTCCTTGCTCAGTTTTAAACAAATCCACATGATCACACATGCAACGCGACACAAACTGATACATAGTATATTTTTGCCCTAAAATACCATAGACGTCTTCATTGCATACTTGTAAATGAGTTTGCAAGTGCTCATTCAAGGGTGAAGAAAGAGGTTTGACATTTTGATTCAAATGGTCTATTTTGTTTTCAATGTTCATGAAATTCATCGCTCCACCACCTCCACCAACTCCAGTATCCCGAAGGGCACTAAGTTCTTGCTCTATTTTTCCACACCTACCGTCAATATGTGCAAGTTTTTGTTCTAATGCATCAAACCTTTTACAACACAATTCGTGTAATAATCCAATAGATTCCCGTATAGTCGGGGGTTTTTCTTTTGGCATATGGTTGTGTAGTTCTGGAATACAAGTGCTTCTATATTTAAATCAATTTTTTGAAGATAAAATTGAAAATGATTTAGGTAAATATATTCATTTAATTCATCAAAAACAATGGCGACGCATATTGATTCCTACAACTCCATTTTGTCTCAAATTGAGGAATATAGTCAAAATATGATGTCGGAATTATTGGATAAAAATGTATTTGTGTATAGCATGCAAATTTACAAAAATAAGCTCATGAGCCTTATTTCACGAACTGACAACGAAACCGAAACAATCATAAGCATTCAAAAACCTCACAAAGAACTTTTCAAATCTTTGTTTAATATATCCATTTTGTCTCTTGATTATCTTTCCAAGAAGAACCAGAAAAGCAAAAAAGAAATTATAGAAGCCAACCGCGACCTCTTTATACGCAAAAATCAAGATTACGGAAATTCTTTTGAAGATTTCAAACTGATTGGTATTATCGTGCGATTGAACGACAAAATCAACCGCATATGCACGTTATTGGAAAAGCGCAGCACCGGTCCACAAGTCAACGACGAAGCCATTGAAGATACCATCAATGATTTGTACAATTACGGAATCTTGGCTTTGATGTATAAGTGAACAAGAAAAAGCGTACATGATTATATATTTATTATGCGAACTATATATAATATATACTAGATGACGGAAGAACTAGACATTCAAAAACATGATTTAAAATCCATTCAAAAACTGTATAGCACTGTATGTAGTCAAAATACTTTTTTAAATCAATACACGTTGCTAGATGTAGAAGAAGGCAAGAAAAAGGTCTATCATTCTTTGTTGAAAAAGCACAACTACCAAAAGGACAAGGACATCATGATTCAACAATTTGTAGATGCCTCCGCCAAACAGCTAACGGATGCCTTATTTGTGCACCACAGTGGAGAGTCGCGCAACACGCAAATGGTAGGTGTGAAAAACGTGATCCAAGATCCTCGTAAGTTAAATCCGACATATTTCCAAGAAACACACCGCGTGATTTACATTGATTCCGCATATCGGTCAAATTTGTGGCACGCCAATTACGTGTACGACAGTAAAACAAGCACAAACATGAACGTAGAATTGAACGACACGCTAAGCAACGTAACTAGTTTAGAGTTAACCAATGTCAACATTCCCTACACTTTTTACACGATTGACACTGCTTACGGAAACAACTATTTTTACGTCCAAAAGGTCAGCGACGACGACACGCTTGAAAAAATAGAAATATCGGGAGGCAATTACACGTCATCCACCTTGATTACCGCAATCAATGATGCATTTGCGGCGAGCACTAATTTTCAAGCAATTAGTGCAACGTTAAACACCGTGACCAACAAAGTCAGCATTGAAAACAACAACCCAAGTGATAATTGTCTATTTGTGTTTTATGATTATTTAGACGATGCGCAGAGTTTTGCCGACACGATGAGTAGTGCACTGAGCCCAAACACCCAAACCCGCATCAATAATAATTTGGGGTGGATCTTGGGGTTCCGCACCATTGACAATTCCAATGTATGTTTGGAGTACACCATCAACGCCGGCGAAACACTTCAAGCCGAATCCTTGTGCTTTATTCCGCAAACCAAATATTTTATTTTAGTCATAGACGATATGAACAAAAATCAAAGCAACAAGGGTCTCGTCCA